TCAATCTGGACCATATTGAGAGTATATTTACCATTTTCATTATACTCCTGTTGCCAGTTCAACTCCAAGGACCTTTTTTGTTTGTATAGGTCTGTTACCATAGTCTTGGACCTCCTCATAGGTAATATAGTTAGTGCCACCATAAAATTCTCCAGCACTGTCCCATTTTATAACATTCTGTCCCAGTTTGTCAACTATAGCTTTTTCTATATCCTCGGGAGTGTCGTTCGATTCTATAGTAAAATCAGCATAATAACCGTAAGCTCTTATTTGGATTCTGAATGTTTTCATAGATTACCTTTTGATTTTTTCTTTCTATCACAAAAAAAAGGGGCGGTCAAGCCGCCCCTTAATATTAGTTTAAAGACTTAATTAGTTATTAAGCACCTTGGTTTCCGTAGATACCTCTCCAGTCAGACCAGCCGAAACTGTATCTTTCCCTTGCTTTGTATCTAACGTTTCCAGTATCGAAGTCGCCTTCCATAGCTGTTTTTAATGGTGCTCTAACGAAGTGCTTCATTCCATTTGGTACATCTGTTTTGATAAACCAAGCGTCAGTATCAGATAAATAGTGATTAACTATATATCCCTGAGGAATCATACCCATGCTTTTAACAGCATTGATATCATTATCCGCAGTACCAACTCTACCTTGAGATTTCATAATTCTCTCAGCAGTAAACTGAAGCTCTTTAGGGATGATCATTTTCATTCCTTGAGCTGCAATTTTAAGACCTCTTTCATCTTGGAAAGAAGCGATGTCAATCAAAGCTTGCTCTAAAGATGTTTCAGATAAGTCTGCTGCAGTAGTAGGTATATTAGTTTGGTTACCATTAAGTGTAGGGTGAGCGTTACCACATAATGATTCGCCGTCTCCGCCATTGTAGCCGGAAGCTTGGAACGCATTATTAAGTACGTTTGCACCTTTAACTTGTTTTGATGTCGCCATTGAACGTGCTAAAGCCTTTGTGTATCTAGAAGAGATTCTGTCGTAGAGGTTATCTTCGATAGCTTCTTCTGTCAACGCGAATGCTAATGCTACTGTTTCGTGAGTGTATCTAGCAGTGTATGTTTCCTGTGCATCGTCGTATTGAACGCCGCTACCTTCAGGTTTAACATCTGCAGTACCGAAACCAGATAACATTACTTCTTCTTCAAAAGCTCTGTCAGAAGATTCGTTGTCGAAAATCTGACTTGCTTCGTTTTCATAACGTTTGTATTCCAGGCCGAATAGTGCATTCAGACCGGGTTCTAGTTCTTTAACTAGCTGTGCTCGTGATATTGCCATGTCTATATGCTCCTATTATACCCCAACCACAAATGCGTTGTATTTGTTGTTTAAAACAACAATTACGTTTGCATATGCCGCGTTGAAGTCTGAGTTATCAGGATCTTCTGCTGATCTCAAGATTCTCCACTGCTTAGTACCTGTAGCTAAATCATTTGTAAGATCTAGTGTAGTATTACTTCTACCCGCAGTAGATTCACCTGAAGCTGTAGTGTCACAAACTTGTAAGAACGTTTTTTGAACGTTGTCTGCTGTAGCACTAATAGCTGAATCAGTTGCAATCTGATATTCCTGGAATGGGTTGTCATTTACGAACGCAGTGATGTTTTCACTATTCGCAGGTGTAGTTGAAGCAGGATAATAATTGCTCCAAGTAGGTTTTTCAGTTGTAGCTGCATTGTAGAAACAGCCGTTGAAAACTCCAACGACTAAATCAGTTGAACCTGCTGCTGCACCTTCAACAAAACCACCAGTACCAGGAGTGTTACTTACAATCCCTTTAACTGGTTCACCATTGTATATAGCTGTACCATGCGCACGTTTGATAGTGTATTTAGATTGACCTGAAGTCGCAGGAGTATTTCCTAGCGTGTTAACAGGTTTTAATCCATATCCACCAGCTTGTGTGTTTGCCATAGTGTTTACCTATTCCAATTGTGTTCACATTTTTACATGTAAACGGGTTAATGTTAATTCGGAAAGTTTTGAAAAGAATTATTCTTTTTTGCCACCGCCGAAACTATACGTAGTACGCCTTTGATTACTCATTGGCATACTTGGATGCTGGTCCTTCAGAGGCTCGTTTTCAACAGCTTCCTGTTTGTCTTTTGTGAGCTTACTAAAGTGAGCGTCACGTTGACGTGCGAGTTCTTCTGGTATTCTAGCCAACACTAGACCACCTACTCCGATGTGACCTTTGTATCTACCTTGCTCTATTGCGGGATAGTTTAAATCAGGATAGGCATCAGCTCTTACGAGTTCCCAACCCTGCCTTAACTTGGACGTGATATTTTTAGTATCATCTTGTCCCATCGTTTCATAACGAATCCAACGCTGTCTAAAGCCGTCTGGACACTTAGGTGCATCTAAGTGAGATGAGTTCACCCAAACTTTTGGTCGTTCAGATTCCGACCTAGTTTGTTGAGCACGAGGAGTTTTTGTTTGTTTTTCCATATGCTTATACCTCCTTCATGGATAATTGTTTCGCATAATCTTCGAGTGGCACGTTTAGCTTTTTAGCTATTGCTACCTGTGAAGACGTGAGTTTCACAGTTTTGCGACCAGGTTTTATACTTCTAGCAGCTGATGAAGTCGCTGAAGCAACCGTCTGGACGGTTTTGGTCGAGTTATAATCACTCTTATCAAATTTATGAGGAAAGTCAACTCTTATTCGTTTGTCAATTTCCTTATAATATTCGTCAGATTTAGGATCGAATCCTTCTTTTTCCACGAGATCTTTGTGAATTTCAAAAGCAGTGAAAGTCATGGCTCTATCTTGACCGAACCAATTATTCTTTTCTGCCCAAGTTTCAGCTTTTGGATCAGGTGTTCCCCGAGCCGCGTGTTCTCTTGGAAGGGTTGAAGGTGTTTCCCTATGTCTAAGATAATCCTGCTCCTCAGGAGTCTTAGGTTTAGTGTCTGCTCTATACTGTTCAGCGGCAGAAAGTCTAGCTTCTTCTATAGATAAAGCAGCAATTTTTTTATTTGCTAAAACTTGTTTAGCAGCATCACCTGATTCTATAGCTTGACCTAGTTCTTCTTGTGCTGATTTAAGTTGTTGAGAGACTTTATCAGAGAAAGCTTTATCATACTTTTCTTCAGTAGTTCTAAACTTATCGGACATAATCTCGATTTGACGTTTAGCACCCTGTGCATAATCAAGCGCAGCTTTTTCTCTACGCTCGGCTTCTCTCATTTTTCTAGTTAGTTTAGAGATTCTTCTATTAACAGATTCACTATACTCTTCTAGCTGTTTTTCTTCTGCTGGTTCTTGTTCCGTTTTTACTTCTTCTGCTGGTACTTCAGTAACTTTTGCTGGTTCTTGTTCCGGTTCCGTTTTTACTTCTGGTGCTGGAGCTTCTTCTTGTTTTACCGTATCATCTGGTAAATCAACTTCGGCTCCTGGACCTGTTGTATCAAGTGGAACTAACTTTTCGTCTTTTTTGTCTGATTGTTGTTCTTGATCAGGCATAGTTTCCTCCTATGTAAGAAATTAGAACTCATGGATTATATCCTCTGGGTTCTTAATTGTTGCGATGATTTCATCATCGTTTAACAGTCGTACTTCTCCACCTTCTATTTTAAACCGAGATCCTGCATACCGAGCAAATATTACCCAGTCTCCCTTTTTGCACCACGGACCATCGGGATATCGTTCTTTATCCCTATAACAATCGGGACCCATCTCAAGTACGTTTCCACATACTGTAGCGAGTTGTTGTCTATCGATTTGTTCATCGGAATATAGAATTCCTCCTTTAGTTTTTTTCTTCCCTTGAAAAGGAAGAACTAAAATTCTCCAACCAGTTGGTTTTGGCAACTTAGCTGATTCTTCTTTGTATTTATCTGTTAATGCTGATTTAATTTTTGGTATGTCTGTCGTTGATGTCGATGACGTTTCCTGTGTGTTTTTCATATTGCTCCTTTTTTTCAAGCAGGTTGGAAATCTCCTGTAAGATTGCTTCGTAAGCGTTTATCTGTCCTAACATATACTTATAAGACTCAAAATTGTCAACCCCTGCACCTGAAGTCAATGCAAGTGATATAGCCTGTAGGGTTTGCTTAATTTGTCTTTTTAACTTTAGTATTTCGTCCATTAACTTTTTTTATTCATGGCTCTAAAAGTTTTAGCTAAATTGTATCTTTTAGATCCTGGCGGGCATGTTTCACTCCCGAATTTTTTTCCTGTGCATGGTTTATCTTTACGCATGTTTTTAGTGGCACTTTGAATCCATTTATCTTTACCACCACCGCTTTTAGCTCCAACTCTATCCATTGCTTTATTGTGAGCAGTTTTAAAACTATCTCCTTTTTGCATGCTGGATTTCATGTGGGCCATATGCTTAGCTGAATGATGTTCAGCATGTTGTTTCATTTGTTTATTCCCACCAGTGCTAAAATTAGTTCTAATTGGAATTCCACCACTAGGATACAAATCTTTATTAGATGAAAAATATTTTTTCATCCCCGAACCAGGGAATGCTTTGTTATCCTGATAACCCATTATCTAATTTCGCAGCCTTTGCCTTTTTTTGCAGCGCCCCAACTACCTTTACCGCCATGAGAGAAACCAGCACGACCACCTTTTTTGTAGCCTTTTTTTATTTCGCCAATTACTCTTTTCTTTTCAGCTCTACGGTTAGGATTAGATTTTTCTGCATCTATACGACCTACTTCTTCAAGTAGATTCATTCTTCCTGTGTTTGCCATTTTAGCTCCTTATATTATTAAGATTTATCCATTGTAGACACAGAGGAATAAGCTCTTTTACCCATAGCTTTTTCCATGCCTTTAGACTCATCTCTTCTAGCTTTAAAGCTTTGAGATTTAGTCGACTCAGCACCGTCTCTTGCGCCTAATGATTCATCCAGTCTGTCGTTGTAACCTTGAGATCTTCCACCAGTAGATTTTTTAGTTCTACTTGCGTATGGAAATCTAACGTTACTTCTAACTCCGTTCTGTCTCATTATTTTTTCCTCCGTTAATTAACTGGTCCAGCCACCACTCGGTCTGTTAGCAGGGCCTGGTCCTTGTTTTTTTGTTTTAACTTTTTTAATTTTAGCTTCGTCTCTAGTTTTAGCTGTTCTTACTCTATATTTTTTCCAAGCTTTAACTTCTTCGTCATGTGATACACCTTTTCTATCTTTGAATTCTTTAGATTTAATAAAAGTGTCAAAATCTCCAGGAAATCTATTTTTTTTATCTGCCATTATTTTTTTCCTCCGTTTTTAAATATCTGAGTACCCTTTATACCAAAAATACTACCAACTACAAGTATCCATAAAGTCGAAAACCAGGTCGGCAGTGCAGCAAAGTGTTCAAAGAACGTTTTAACTTTATCAAGGGCTCCCGGATCGTCGCTGAAGACCCCCCAAGCGAGCACGATTATGGGCGCGCTTAATATCACAAGAACGAATTCGTCCTTGTAATCGTTTTGACGAGCTTCTAAAAGTTTGCCTTGGTAAGCTTCCTCTCCAGAGGCCATACGAGCAGCATGCATATGCTGTGCGTCCGCCATAGCCATTTTAGTTTCTTGACGTTTTTTAAATATATGTGTACCAGCCTGTAAGGCTACTTTAGCTAAACTGAACCAAGCCATGAGTTAATACCACTTAACTTTTGACTTTTTGTCAGCAAGCATTCTTCTTTGACCACCAACTTTATTTACTGTTGGAATCTCTTCAGGGATTTTAATCTCAACACCACCTTTTAGGTATCCATCTTTATTGATGAATTGTTTTTGATTAACTCCTTTGTAGAATGGTTCTTTACCGTTCTTTGCCATTTATCCTCCTAAGATTTTGGACCTTTTAAAGTTCGGACATCTTTAGCTTTCATTCTTGCGATGTCACGTTTAGTCTCATCTGCCATTGTTTGTTTTACCAAAGATGTATCAGCTCGCAGTATAGCTAATTCTTCGTTTTGTGCAAGCTTATCATCTTCAATACCTTCTTTAGATAGTATTTTAGCTTGTTCTACAGACTTTCTTTGCTCCATTTCTTCTTGTTTTCTCACAGTATCCATCGCTTTTAAGTCAACTTCTCTTGATTTAAGTTTAAGTAATGGATCATGATCAAATTGAGAAGTAATTTTCTTCTCTTCTTTCATGAAGTCTTCTGTAATTTCAGCAATCAATATTGCTTTTCTAGCTTCTATCTTTTGAGTAATATCTTGTATTTGAGGTGCTATCTGTTGTTGCATCTCAGGACTTTGTTGAGACATCTGTTGTAATTGAGCTAACATCTGCATTTCTTGTGGAAATTCCATTTGAACTTGTTCTTGTGCCATTAATGAAATGTGTTCTAAAATATTTTTTTCAACTGCAGCCATGACGACAGGATTATTTCTTACCATGTTCAAAGCCATAAAATGTAAGTGCGCGGTAACGTGCGCTCTATGATCTTGACCTGAAAATGCTTGAAAAGGTTTCTGTGCTAAAGCATCAATGTGTTCTAACGCAGGGTCTTTTGGTTGCACTGGAGCAGGAGGAGGTAAGACTCTATCGATATCTTTAACTCCTAAAGCCGTATACATTGCTCTATAGCATTCATATAAGTTGTGCATTTTTGGGTTGGACATAGCTAACTGTAATTCAGTTTGAGCTACACTTATACGTTGCGTTTGTGAAAATATATCCGGGTCTGCAACAGGTAAAATATCTACCTTGTCGTCGAAATCAGCTGCCTTGATAGTTCTTTGTGCACCAACAACATCATAAGGATATTCTGGTGGTAAAGAAGTAGCAAATATTTTTGCAAGTAATTGAAACTCTTCTTTAAGAGATGCAAACAATCTTTTATGTATTGCACTCATAACTCTAGAGCCTCTTTCCAATAAAGCTACAGTTGTTCCAACTGCAGCGTTTTGGTTTCCATCACCAACTTGTGTGTCAGCAATGGATGCAAATCTTTGTCCTGCCGCTACTACTGTTCCTAGTAATTGAAAAAGAACTGGAGAAGGTTCTTTATACGGCAAATTCATAAATGAATCTTTTAAACTTCCACCAGGAGCATCAACGTCTCTCCATTCCCCTGGTTGTAAAGGAGCGGCATCATCTCTAATTCTAATACCTCTCATTTTAAATCCGGCCGGTAAATTAGATAATGTACCAGCATCTAATAATTGGCGGAGAGCAACCGTTGCGGTTCTGCTCAATCCGCCAATCATGTGTATTAATCCGAAACCATAAAATCCTAGTCCAGGCAGAAATTTGAAATGGACAAAATATTGGATTTTCTTTTTTGTCGGATCGTTGGGCGCAAAGTTCCTTCTTACAGAAAGAACTGTACGGCTACCTGCATCGATGGTTACGATATAAGGTAGTTTGATACCTGTTGGTTCTCCGGTTTGTGGATTGATGTCTTCGAAGCCTTCCAGGTCCAAATTTGTATGACACTCTAAAAGAGTATAAATATCTTCAGGTTTAGTTTTCTTTTGCCCATCTAATTCTCTTTCTTTTTGTTTTAATGGGTCTTCAAACATTTGCGGTGTGCCTAATTCTACATCTCTATAGAATCCTGAAACTTGTTGTTTTCTAATCTCATTACCAGACATTTTTAAAACGTGAATAACGCAATCAGCATCTTCAATATTAGTTGCACTATATGGAACTAATAAATCATCTGCTTGAACAAATTGAGAAACTGGTTGTTGTTTAACTGCATCAAAAAATACTTTTTTAAATGTAGAACCAGCTAATGGTAAATAAAACAGCATTCTATCAAAATCTTCATCATAGCCATCCATTTGATTCATCAACATGTAATTCATATAATTTTTAACTCTTTGAGACTGTTGATCTTTCTGTGGAGTCGGCATACCCATAATTTGTGTTCTTACAGGTCCTTGTGCCGGTAATAATTCTTTATACGCTTGTGCTTGGAATTGTGTAACTGCTTCTGCTAACACTGGGTGTGTTGCACCTGAAGCTCCTTGAAATGGTTGGGTTCTTTGTTGATACTTAAATCCAAGTAAGTCAAGCCCTTCAATATAAGTATTCTCCCAATCTTTTCTGGACATTTTATAGTCCATTTGTTTTTCATAAAGATCAGCTGCTAAAGGTCCTAAAACATTTTCAGGAAGCATTTCTGCTAGGTTTGCAAAATGATCATCAGGATTTCCTGGAATCAATTGTGTAGGGTCAAAGTTAACTTCAACACCTCCATCTGCTAATTCTGTAATTGCTGGTCCACCTTCTGGTGAAGGTGCTTGTCCTTCTACTTCAACGTTTACGTCAGACGCAACATCGTCTTTGTCTAGGTCTACCCCTGGTATACCTGGTAATGCCTTTTCCATAGGCGAAAATTTTCTATCTTCCGGAGTATCTGCCATTTTTTAATCCACTGTTGGTTTTTATAACAGGTTTCTTGCCATAAGGCAAACCTTGAGGAACTGGTCCTTTTAAAGGGGGAATTGTTTTAGTTAATCTCTTTGGTTTATTCATCCGGGACGAAGTCATCTGATTCCCTCCATTGATCATAAGCTTGATCTGCTCTTACTTCAGCTTCTATAACCGCATTTTCTCCTTTAGTTGTACCTTCTATTTTTTTTCCAGTGCCAATTTCTTCCATTTCTCTAGTGCCACCTAAAACGTCATGAACCTCATCAACTTTGTATCCATCAAAATCTACATTACCATCGGGATCAGCATTTATTGGAATAGAATCTTCAACTACAAATTCTCCCTGATTATAAAATGATCCATCTGCATCACCTTCCCATTTAGGGGCCTCATATGTAATATTAAAATCTTGCTCGTACTGATTTTTACCACTGATATGATAATCATCACCAATTCTCTCTATATGAAACCCTGGAAGGAAATCATCTGTACCTGTAAACGACCACATACCATCACCGTGATATGTCATTTTATCATTTACCTTATCTATAAATTTTGGAAACCATACAGGCATTTTAGTGGTTGATCTTTCAATCATTTTAATTGGACCAGGGATCGGATTACGCGTAGCGCCTTTTAATAATTTATCTAAACCTAAATATTTAAGAGCACCAATAGCACCACTTGTAACTAAAAGTTTATTAAAGTCTCTTCTATTCATTCCTTTGTCGGTTAAGGTTTCTTCAATAACCTCATCTACATTTCTACCAGCAACATAAGGAGCTAAAGACTTTTTAAGAGCATTATATTTATTAGCTGCCATTACATATCCAAATGGTAATGTTATATCTAATCCCATTTCAATATTCTTACCAGCAATGGTTGGCCATTTAGATTGTCCTTGCGCTATCATTTTATCTTCCATTCCTTCAATTAAAGAATCTAGTCCTGTTTTTTCTGAAAATGCGCCTGGCATTAAATTTTGAAATGCTTCTGTAAATAACCCTGTTCCTTCTAATTTATTATAAGGTTGATCTGTTAACCAACTATCATCAACTCCTTCCATATACTTTTCTCCCATTCCGATAGAAGCTGAAGATCTAGGTTCTCCCTCTTTTATTTTAAACGCAGGTCGTGTTGCTAATTTTTGTAATAAATCAATTGATACAAAAGGAAGTTTAGCAGAAACTTCTGCAACATTCATTCCAGCTCTTAACATTCTAGCTGCGTAGTATGGCCAGTTATCTACTCTTGCTACATCAAGAATTTTTCCTGGAACACTCTTACCGGTATTCCAACCTTGTTCCATTTCAAACATTTGATTTTTAATCCATTCTAAAATCTCTTCATCAGATTTATCGTCGTGAGGAGTGCCATCTGCAAATCCAACACGACCACCTTCTGCAAATTTTTCTTTAACATAATCTGATATAGAAAAATCCAGTAAGTTCTTAACAGGTTCAGGGGTATATTTATCTAGTGTACTTTCAAGTTTTTCTGTACGTTCTTGAGCTTTTCGTAACATTTCATCTGCATCACCATAGTCTGTTGCCGCTCTTAGAGCTAAAGGAATATTTACAGCTTTACCAAGATAAGGATCTTTTAATAAATATGATCCAGCACTAGCTGCAGCATCATATATTGGAACTCCAGCTGCCATGCTTAATACAAAATCTGCGGGAGCCAACACTGCTGCTCCTCCTGGTATTCGACTTGTAAACATTCTAGAAGCATCCATTTTACTTTTAATTGCTTCTGCTTTTCCTCTTAAAGTTCCAGTTTTTTTAATTATAGTTTCACTAGGAGTAGGTTTTTTAAAATTAGGATCTCCTGCGGATTGTCTTAAAAGTTTATCGCCATAACTCGAATATCTTTTAATATTATCTTCTACAGAAAGATTTAAACCTCTTCCAATTGCATCTATCTCTACTTGAGTTAATCCTTTTATCTGACCAGCCATATTAGCTTTTTGATTAGTAATAGCTAAATTTTTTAAAGGATTACCTTTTACACCCTCTGGATCTAAATGGTCGATAACTAAATTATCTCCTCCAGCAGCTATAGCTTTAGCTATGGTTATTTTTTCTCCTTTTTTTAAAGGATTATCTATTTTATGATTTTTAATTTTATCCCACTCATCATATCTAGTTGCAGCTTCTTTAAATTCAGGATCAGTTATATCTATGTTGCTATATGTTATTAATCTACCTGTTTGATTATTTCTAAATTTAACATCGGACATTTTATCCCCACTAACATGTCTGTATAAGTCACCTCCTTCTCCAATATGTCTTGCTATTTGACCAAGAATATAACTTTTATTATTAAAGAAACGTGTTCCTGATTTAAAAATATCTGTTCGTGCTACTTGAGCTAATGGATACTTTTTGAGCATTTTATTAAAAGTCTTATTAGTTGTTTTACTAATATTTTTAATATCGTCCTCTGTATACACTTGTCGTGGTTGTGTAATTCTTGATAATATTGCTCTGAATTTTGGTGAAAGTTTTTCATACATTTTTAATTCAAGAGGATTTAAAAGTTCTTTAAATTTTGGTGGGGCGACGCCTGTTTTTGATTGAGTTAAATCTATTAAAGGTCTATCTCCCCTATTAACTGCTCTAACTAATTTATTAAATTTAATTTTCTTTGCATCTATTATTCGTCGGTCTCCTCCGGTTCCTTTAATTAATTTATTATATTCTTTAGGCCCTAAAGCTTCTTCTATGCTTCTTCTTAAAGCAGGTCTATCAATTGTAGTTTGCTCTGTTTTTATTCCTCTTTGAGTGGCCTTTTCTCCCCAAAGACTTTTTTCTCCTTCAAGGTGATCAATAATATCCTCTAAATAAATTTTCGTTTTTCCTGCTCTTTTTTCTGCCTTAACAAAATCTCTTATTTTTTTATATCTAGCTTTTATTAAATCACTTTGTTTTCTATTTTGATTAGCTTTAATTCTTAATTTATCTGCATCTTCATTGATAAATCTATTGGCATCTGCTTCTGTTTCAAACATAGCTTGTTCTCCAGACATACCTAAATAACCCGGAGTATTTGTTGGAACAGTTAATCCAGTTCTTACACCCCATTTATTATGAAACTTAGGGAGTGTTCTGTTATTAGGTTTAACTAAACCAGCTGTTAAAAACCCTGTTCTCTGCAACCCACCATAAGCATTCGCTCTTCTGAACGTTACATCCCAATCTTCTAGAGTTTCACCAGGTCTTAAAAAAGAATCTGGAGATTGCTCCAAGTCAGGAGTGTTCATGTTAGTTAGGGAGGCTAGCTTTTTATTAGGTAAAACTGGTCCTATTGGTTTAGGTGCCCAAGGATTAACTGGTTTAGTTGGGTCCTCCGGTAAAGGATTACCACCGGCAAAAAACCTTTCACCAAGTGGTTTAAGTGGTGAAGTTACATTATCCGCTGATTCAATGTTTCCGGTAGATGGGTTAAATATTATTCTTGCCATTATGATCCTAATAACACATTTATTCTATTTGTTAAACTTCTTTGCATTTGTTTTCTTTGGTCTTGGTTGTAATCCGAGTATATACCCAAACCTTCAACAACCATTCTAAGTCTTTCAAGTAAATCTTCTAAATCTGATGGTCCTACACCTGTTATAAGATCTCCTTGATTACCAGATTGATCTTGTTTCAATAGTCGTAGAGTTTCTTCCATATCAAAACCTTCATCAAACTCGGGATCTAACACAGAACCATGGCCCCAGTGATAATTATAATTTCCTCCTGAAGAATAACCAACACGTCCACCTTTGGCAAAATTCTTTTTAAAATTTGCTATTGCTGATGCTTGAGCTTCTTCTGGGCTCATGTCTAAAGTAATATCTTTAACAATTATCCACAGTCTATCTTCGGATATACCGGGAGCATAAGGTTTCATGCCTTCAACAATTTGATTTTTAAGTCTTGTAAGTGGATCTCCACCACCGTCAAATCCTAAACGAACAATACCACCTTCTGCATATAAACCCTCATCTGGATCATAATCAGGATCATCAGGGTCAAAATTAGGGTCATCTCTATAAGGTCTGTTATTTTTGTAATCCCATCTATCTGATAAATCTCTTTGATTAACCCAATCGTCGGTATCGGTAAAAATTTGATCTTGGTCTGCTTTTGAGATACCTTTGTATCTACCTTCACCTTTTAACACCTTATTTACTTCTTTCATCGCTTCAACCGGTTCTAAAGTTTTTATATATGCAATATGATCGCTAACTGTAAAAGTTCCGGGAGCCGTGGTCTTTGTTTTTGAACCAAACTTTTGCTTCCAGAGTTGATAATCATACTGGAAGTTTCCAGTTCCTTTCCCTAATTCTTCATACATTTTTTTAGCCTCAGCTAATGCTTTTTCAATCGCATCATTTCTTGCCTCTAATTTTTTAAACTCTTCATATCCTATTTTAGTACCACCAGTAGAATCTACTTCAGCCATCTTCCCTTGGTTCATGTTTAATTCATCAACTAACTTGTTTAAATCATTATCTGTTAATTTAGATATGTCTATTGTTTCTGAAACTGTTTCTTTGACTACAGGTTTAGATGTTTTACCAACTTCTTCTATATCTATTTTAAACATATCGTCTGTATACGTACCAGCTTCAATACCCCATTGTTGTTGATAATCAGCATCTGTCATT